TGATAAACAAATTCTTTTTCGGAATAGGGAAGGTTATATATCTGACCCGGCGTTATGCCCTGGGTATTCCAGATATAGGCCAGAAGCTTCGCTTCCCTGTCCGACTTTAAGAGTTTTTTACAGAGTCTTTAACCTTTTTCTTTGCCTTATTTCCAAAGCCAGAAGCGTTCTGTACAGCCACGGCGAAGTTTACGATTTCGCCAGGTGGAAGAAGTGTAGATAAAGCGCCTTCCGCTGTATGAACACCCAATTTTTTAAGCAACGCACCGTTTGCAAAAGTAAAGTTGCTACGCTGGTCTTTGTCTACAGCTAAAATAACGATCTTCGTCATAAGCTTGTCGTCGTCTACCTTTGTCTGGATAACGCCGTTTTCGTCCTGGTCGTATGTTACACAGTCTTTCTTAGCCTGTTTATAGTCGTCGTAAGAAATAGCTGTGTAAGGAATATCCCCTAACTTTTCAGAATGGAAGAAGCCCTGTTTTTCAGCTGTAAGGTCTGCTGTATCCATGCCTAAGATTTCTTCCAGGCTTAAGAACTTCGGTTCTTCTGTAGTTACTGCTTCCTGGTCTGCTTCGTCTTCTGTCAGACCTTCCACATAGGACGGTACCGGTGTTACCGGCTCTACTGGTAACGGCTGTGTAGCTGTATTTTCCTGTGTAGCACCTGTGTTAATTTCCTGTTCCTGTTTGTTCATTACTGTAATATCTGCCATTTTTATTTTCCTACCTTTCTTGTTTAAAAAAGGGGCGCTTTTCACGCCCCGGATAATTAGCTAATAGATTTCAAATACTTGAAGTCGTCAAAAGTAAAGTCCATTTCGATCTCTCCAAGTTCCCCAAGTTCAAAACTCATAAGCTGGGCGCTGTCGAAGGATACACCGATAAACATAATATATTCTTCGCCCTTAGATGTTGGGTCTTTCAGCTTCGCGGAAAAGTTGTATTTCGCATGTGGATTATCTGCCGCTTTACGCTGGAGTCTACTGTCGATCTTGTGTGCTGTAATGGTTCCAGAACCAGAAGCAGCGATTACCTTATGACCTTTCATAAGTTTACCAGCCTGTAAGACTTCTTCTTTGTCGTACTCTACGTTCGCTTCAAAGGCTTTTGTTTCCTGCATCTGCTTACCGTTTTCATCATAAACAAAGCCATACAAACCGTTAATTACTTCGTTAGCATCAAACATTCTTTACACCCCCTTTATTAAAATACCGTACTAAGCTTCTGATAAATTTTTTCTGGGCTTTCGTTCGGTGTGATGTCACCTACGAAAAAGGCTTCATTTGCCTTAGCCTTCTTTGTGGCGTTCTCCCCGTAGTAGTCCGGGTCTGGCTCATAGGAAGCGCCTTCTTTAAGAATTTCCTGTGCTACCAGCGGGTCAAGGTACTGCTGCTGTACAGTAGTCGCATAGGTCGCACGGAAAGAATCTGTATTAGACTTCGCTTTCTTGTATTCCTCGCCAAAAAGTTCCAGATCATGTACCACGTAGTCGATCGTGGAAGAAACGCGGACAGACCCCATTTCTTTAACCTCTCCCGATTTCGGAGAAGTAAGGGTATTTACCCCTTCGTCGATCTCTACAGTGTCGCCCTTCGCTACAAAGATAAGGGTACCGGCTTTCTTTGCGCGTTCTCTGATACTCTTTTTCAGACGTACATTAACCGCCTGGTATGGTACGGTTTCGTCTGTAAGGGAACTGTTAAGGGCTACCGCTGCCACTCTTGCAGCTACAAAAATCGCCATTTCCGCCGCTGTATATCCGTCGCAACCATTACCCACGTTAATTACAGGTCTGTAATTGATTTCCCTTGACTTCGCGTTAGCGGTATCCGTAGCAGAATCCCAGGCTTTCGGACCACCTGTTACGAAGGATACGTAGAAACCTTCCTGTCGTACATCTTTTACCCAGGCGATCACTGTAGAAATGATACTTTCATCAGATACACCGTCTAAGGAAAAAGCGTTAGCCGTTCCGTCTGCTTCGATCTCGTCCAGGAACGCTGTGTAGTTTGTCACGGTAATAGCGTCGCCGTTATTTCCGCCCTTAAACTCTACGCCCGCATTTGCTTTCGGAAGTGTAGCACCCTTCGTCTTTACACGGATATAGTCAGAAGCATTTACCATAGTTACCAGGCTATCTACATCAGATACCAGGAACGAAGTAAGCTCTACAGCATTTTCTACTAGACTGATCTTAATAGAACCGTCCTCTACACCGTCTTTTACCACAAGTACGAATGGTCTTGTAGTTGGGTAGACAGTTTCAAATACCCAGGTATCAACGGTAGCAGCCGCTACTTTGCTGTAGCCATACGGTAACCCAGTACCTTTTTAGGCTCTCCGTTTGACGCGTGGGTATAAATCTTTCCTACGGAAAGGGAAGAACCCACCGCGTTGTAGTTGTCCCTTAATTCTCTAAGGTTTCCGGCCGTAAGTTCGTTTACCGGTCCCCAGTCAGCGGTAAATGGGTACGCTACGATACCACGACCGCCACTTGTTATAGAAGTTGAAATAGCAATGATAAGGGAATATACACCACTTAAAATCTTGCTTTCGCCTTCTGTGTACAATCCAGCCATTTTACTTTACCCCCTTGTGTACAGGTTTTTTAAGGAACGCGGTCAAAGCGTCCGCGGCTTCCTGTTTTGTAAGTTCGTCTTTTTTTACGCCGTACAGCGCGCCTGTCATAATGGCGGGCGTTGTGTTAAATACGGCGGCAGACGCGATTAAATCATTTTTTGAGAACGTAGAAGCGGTAACTTTTTCCGCCTGTGCGTTCCCGGTTTCTTTAGCTGCCATACTTTCGCTTCCTTTCTATTTTTCTGGTTTTACGTCCAGTCTGGTATACATAACGTCGGCGGTCGGCGTACTTGCGTCCCAACCCTTACGCTTATAAGCCACTTCATACGTAAGCGTAAAAGTAGCGTCTAAGCTTTCGCCGTTATTAAATCTGGCGACGACGTTTTTTAACCAGCCTACGTGTTTTCCATCTTCTTTTATTTCCAGAACGTTACAGCGGTCTTCCAGATCACTTACAAGCACTTCCTGGTACCTTACAGCTTCGTCCAGTGTGTCCACACACAATGTACACGGCCACGTTACCGTCTGTACGTAAGAATACCGGGTAAGGTGTCTAGCCCTTCCGCGTCCCGGAACGTCAAAAAGCACTACAGGGCGGGAAATGTTCACATTTGTACCACGCTTAAAGGAATTAAGCCCAGCTGTAGACTTAAGCCATATTTGTATAGCTGTAAGTTCTTTTGAATACTCCACATTACCACCCCACTAAAAAAGCGCCCTAAAAAGGCGCTCTACTTCTGACTTTGTTATCTTTCTTAAGTCTTCCTTTGTATCCGGTAAAGACTTTTCAAACATATGTTGACCCGGAACGAACCTACCGGAAAGCTTCATTCCTGTTTTGGCCCCAGGATTATAACTAAAGTTACTACCAGAACCGGAACCAGGTACCCATAAAGACGGCTTTCGTCCAGTAGACTTACTTACACGGTTAGACTGGTTATAGCCTTCTTCCGCTGGTACAGCATATGGACAGTTAGAACCGTACCGTACCGACGCGCTACCGCCGCCAGCTTGTACGTCAAATATATTTTCATTTCCACCGACTGTATAACTTTGTGCAAGTATCCCAGATCGGCTGTGAATATTTGCCGCTACATTTTCCAAGCCAGCTATACCAGCTTGCCTAACTATGCGTTCTTCCATGCTGCCTACAGCTGCGGCGGCACTGTTCGCACCGCTAATAAATTTATCAAGGCCACCGTCTAACTCGATTTTTATAATCATAAAAACTTTACCCCTCTGTCTGTTTTGCTGGTCTGGTCTTCAAAGGCGATTTTATACGCCCGAAGCATTTCCCTAACAATAACGAACTGGTCGAAAGCTTTATACTGGGTAGACGTTTTTACCGCGCCTGTTGGTGGGGCTACCTCTGTGATATTACCGGTATCCGGGTTTATCTGTTTGGTTTCCCCTCGCGCCATGATTTCAAAGCACGTAGCTACAGCTACTTTAAGTCCTGGGCGGTCTTGCGGTTCTCCTGGAAGCAAAGGCGGCACACCGCCGATATATCCAATACACCAGGTATTCGCCCTGGAAAGGTAAAGGTCTACGTCGGCGTCGTCTATAGGATTTCCCCGCGTATAATACTTTTCCAGAAGTTCGGCTTTATTCAGCAGCATACCGTTACCCCCTTACTCTGTTTTCTTTGTTCGTGTAGCCTTTTTAGGCTCCGGCTGATCTTCGGTAGGTGTTTCCTGTTCCGGCTCTGGTTCTGGTTCGTCTACGACTTCCACCAGTCCATAACCAGAAAGGCGGGTAGCGTCCTTTTCGGACATATCTACCACGGCGCCTACGTCAAGAATGGCACTTTCCACTGTTACGCCTGTTTTTAATACTTTTACCTTCATGGTTTACCCCCTTATCGTACAGTACAGATTTTAATAAGTTCCGGGTACATGATCTTAGGGAAGCCAGCAGCTACAACCTCTACGACCTCACGAAGCGGACGCTCCATAGTGAAGGTACGGGCAAAAATACCAGGTTCCATGTTATTCTCATAAGTCGGACCCATCTGTACGTTACCGATCTTGTCACCTTCCATAAGGAACACGCCCTTCTTACTGTCCAGAAGGCGGGCGGTAGTTCTCTTACCCCCGTTTGTAGGGTCACGGTAAGTAACCTTTGCGTCGAACGCTTCCATAGGTGGAAGTTCGCGACCACGAAGGAAAGTATTAAGTTCGTCCAGGGTAAGAAGCTTATCACTGTATCCTGTAATTGCCTTTCTGATCGCTACGTCATTCAGTACGATACGGATATTTTCGATACCAGTAACGAATACGTCCGGCGCGTAGCCGTTGTCGTTTCCGTCGATATAATCCTGTACCCAGCGCTCATAGTTTGCCAGGATAGTAGCACCGTCAGCCCCCCACGCTGTAGCAGCGGTTACCTTGTTGGCTTCTGGTACACCAAAATCTACACCCAGTTTAATACCGGATTTATCATAGATCATAGCACCGTTACCCAGCGCTTGCCAACGAAGCCATTCTACACGGGCGTCAATGTTAGACTTAAGCTGTGCGGTCTTCTTAAGGACCTGCTGTACAGCCATCTTACGGCGACCTTCGTTACCCTTGTCAGACATAGCAGCAAGTTCTTTCTTTGTCAGAATATAGGACTGTCCCATATCTGCGATAGAACCACTTACACGTCTTACTGGGTCACGATCTGTTAAAGGCAGTTCCGCCCCAGCGTCTACCAGGTCGGCCATATCTGCCTGTCTTTCAATTACTGTTTCGTTCCACTCCATATCATATGTGTTTTCGGAAGGAAGGAAACGGCTACCGATATATCCGGTTTCCACTGGAACCTCACGGATAGTTTCGGTAAATAACGGGTTCTCAAAGAACTCGCTTAAATTTGCTAATCCAGCCATTTTTATTTACCCCTTTCTTTACACGAATCTGATAGCAGCGCCTACAGCTGTTTTAAAAGCTGCGGTACAGCCTACCAGAAGACTTTCATATACCGCACCATGTACAAGAACCTGTCCGGCGGTAACATCTGGATTTTTACCCTTGTCGTCAACTGTGAATTTAATACTTTCGTCAAGGATAACCGGGTCACTCTTTCCCGTTGGAAAAGCACTGGCTGTATCCTTGTACGGTTCATACTTACCTGTGGTGTTGTCTTTTACAAGACAGGTACCTTCTTCTACGAAGCCGCCAGTTTCAAACTTAGAACCGTCCAGCGTGATACCATTTACGACATACGCATAATGGGCGCTGGCCTTGATCTCTTTAGCCGCTGCGTAGGATTTTCGTCTAACTGTTACGTCGTTATTCTGCATAACAAAAACCTACCTTTCTACTTTTTATCGTCTTTCTTAATACCCAGCATTTCTAAAGCTTCCGCTTTCTTTGCTTCCAGTTCGCCGTTTTTAGTGCTACCAGCACCGCCAGGACCTTTACCGCGGAAACCATTACCAGAACCACCAGCGCCGTTATCGTCGTCGCCGTCGTCCCCAGCTGGTTTAAATAAGTTCGGTTCGGCGTCGTGTACCTTACGGATAGCGCGGGCAATACTCTTTGCGTCCGCTGTTCCGTTTTCTTCGTCAAACTCGATACTGTCCAGATAGTCAGCACTGATCGCCCTTACTACCTGTGCGGGATTTACAGGATTATACTTACCGGCTTCCTTAAGCACCGCGTTTTCGATAAGCAGCTTCTTACACTGTGCTGTAAGATCGTCCACTTTCGCCGCCTTAGTCTTAAGGTTAGATAATTCTGTTTCGTCGATAGAAGAACCGCTTCCCCCTTCGCCGTCGCCTTTATCAGAAGAACCGTTTTTAATGGTTTCTGCCACTTTGCTAAGTAAGGTCTTATCGTCCGCTTCGACCGTTACCCCAGCGTCCTTAAGTGCTTTACGAACCATTTTTACGGCTTTCTTTGCTACGGTGCTGTCTACGTCGGCCTGGCTGTACTTAGGTCTTTCGTAGTCCGGGTCATAATCTAAAGCGTCGTCGTAAGCGTCCTGGTCTAAAATTTCGTCGTCCAGAAGCTTCTTACACTCTGCTTCATACTGTGCCTTTGTAAGTTCTCCTTTTAAGTAGCGTTCCTGTAATTTTCTAAGTTTTCCCATCTTAAAAACTCCTTTCCGTATTAAGCCCGTCGGCTATATCCAGCGTTCCGCGCTGTCGGGTTCCACGGCCAGTATTTGACGCCCTGGCTATGTTACGGCAATAAAAAACACGCCTTACAAGCGTGTCATATCCGCGGTATCCGCCGCGTCGGTATTATAAAGACTTATGCCCTATAATCAATTATGAATATCAAGACCTAAAGGTACGGTTATGATCTGCCCGTTAAAGCGTTTCCGTACTACCTGTTGGTTAAGGTCTGCCAGCGTTTCCCCTGGTCTTAAGTATTTCTTCGGATTATCCGCGTTTACCATGTCTTTTACCGACGGAAGCCCTACTTCTTTCGCGTATTCGTCATAACTGGCGGCTTTCGTGTAATAAAGGTCGCCGTATTGATCTAAAGCGGCTTTCTGTCTGTCCTTAATACCTAAACCAGAAAGGATAGCTACCCATCTACAGCGACAATGTGGGTGGTTCGGTATACGCCTTCCTGGTAGCCCTGGGTTCATAGGTGTATCGTAATCCAGATCATAAGGATTTCTTTTACTGTAGTCGGCGTCTGCTGCACAATAAGCAGACGTCTTACTGTCAAAAGTGGCGTCCCTATACTTACCGTCTACAATATCCGCATTTTCCATAAGGCTGTAGGAAGTTCCTAAAGCGTTCGCCCTAGTCATTTCTGTACGGATAATACGGGAAGCATTATAGTAGCTTTCCTGTATTCCCTGTGAAAGCTTCTTAGCGGCGTCGCTATACTGCATTTTCTTTGTAACCAGTTCTTTTATGACTTCTTCACTCTTAGAAGCCACAAGGGAAACGCTGGTACGTATACGATCGCTGTAGGTTTTTTTATCCGGTAACCATGGGTTAGCTATGATACCTAACACGCCAGAAGCCGTAAGGTTCGGTACAGTTACCGCGCACTTCGCGGCCTGTTCCAGAATATACGCTGTAGTATTTGCCCCGTAAAAAACAGTTCCACATATCACAGACGTAGCAAACGGCTGTAACTTTGCGTTTAGTAAATTCAGTTCCGGTATGATCTTCGTAAGGTATTCTTCCTGTATCTTTTTCGCCCACCGTCTGGTAGGAACGAAGTCCGGGTTCTGTTCATTTACATACTTTTTAGCGACTTCTTCCAGGTAACCTACAGCTGCTTCCTGTAACTGCCCGTATGCCGGGGCAAGTTCAAGAATATGATTGTCTACATAATCTTCCAAAAGGGAAGTATAGTAGTCTACATATTCTTCGTAGTGCTTTTGGACTTCACTTATCCACGCCATACGCTACCCCCTATTCTGGCGGCTGTGTGATCGTGGAACCTGTAGCGCTGTTCTGCTGATCGTCTGGGTTATCCGGGTCGCCGCCGGTATCCCCCAGGTTATCCGCCCCATATCCAATAGCTGCCAGACTGTTTGTAAGGCTTGTCTGTTGGCTTTCCTCTTTCTGCGCTCTCATTTCTTCAAGTGCTTTCTGTGGGTCGTCGATAAACCACAGCAGTTCATACAAATAACTATCTGGTACAATGTCGGCCAGTTCTGCCACAATGTCGGCGATCTCTTTATTATTCTGTGGAAGATTCCGGCTTATCGTAACTTCCAACCATTCAGACTGGTACAGGTCGTCCCTGGCTTCGATCAGTTCCGGGGTAGTGATTGTTTCATACACACCAGAAACCGTACCGGCAGCATACAGCTTTTGAACATTCAAAAGGTCCGTAATGATCGCGAAGAAGCTACGGAACGCCTGTATAAGAAGTGGTTCCTTCTTACCGGCCTTAATATCAAGACCGGCGTATTTCATTTTGATTTCTGTAGCCGTCGCCCCGTTTAATTCTGCCAGTCGTGGGGTGTTGGTCGTGTCCATAATGTCGTTTTTCGTTCTAGTAAGACCATTTTCTACGGCGTTGTCGTCCTGTGACTGGGCTATAAAGCTGGCCTTACTATCCTTGTCCTTAAGTGCCAGGGCGCGGGCCTTTCGCATTTTCAGAACTTCGTTTTCGTCTACATCTACACCCGTTAAACATAAATACTGGTCCTGTAGGTACTCCATAAGGTTCGCTTTATCACTCAAACCATGACAGTAAGATACAGCAAGTGGAACGACACCGTAAGAAAGATCAGACTTACCGTATCCCTTCACACGTTCGCTGTATTTCGCCGGTAGCTGGTTCTGGCAGACCACAACCGGGATACGGCCGGCCTTATGCTCTATCGGGTTTCCGGTCTTCGCTTCGGTTTCGTCCAGGTGTAGGCTTTCCATACTGTCACCGGTATAGTAAGTAACGTAGCGATCGTCGTAAACCTCTACTTTTGTTTTCGTGGTTTCGCTACCATTTTCCCATACTCCTACTTCATAACGCCGAAAAAGAAGCCTTAACCTCTTTCTGCCGTCGTAAATCGGTATGATCTCCTGTACTGGGTATTCGCTGTAATCAATCTTACCTTTTTCGTCTACCCATACGATAATAGAACCAAAGCCACCTATACACATATCACGTAACAAGTCGGAAAACTCCCCTTGTGCCTTATCCTTTAGTAGCTTCATAACCTTTTTACGGTATTCTGTGATAATCTCACGTTCTTCTGTTTCTTCGTCGTCCTGGTCCGGGTCTTCGACTGTATAGATAGGGGACTTACCTAGCATATAGTCCACAAGCGTATCTATGATAATCTGGACATAGTTAGAAACCAGCTTATTTTCTGTACCGCCATCCCTAGCCTTGTCGCGCTGTTCGATTTCGTCCAGTTCGCCGTCATAGGCTGCCTGGTACAAGTCTACAGCGTTATCCTTTATCCAGCTGTCGTGTTTTGCCACCATAGCCGCGACCCAGGAAGCGTTATCTTTAATCCAACGTTCCGCGGTCACCTGGTTTACCTTTTTCATTTCTGCCAATGTCTGCGGAATGTACGAAGATACCGCCATGCTATTACCCCCTTTCTATACTCCCGACTTTTCACGGTCAAAGGCTGTAGCCTTGCCAGTGTTCGGGTCTATGTTTCGTGCGGCCCTCATAAGCAAAAATAGGGCCATTACTAAATCGTCGTGCGGAACGTGTCCCGGTTTACGCGGTTCGGCGTTCGCTGGGACATAGAAGTTTATGGTCTGCTGGCGTTTGGCTTCCCTTGTAAGGTGTTCCACTTGCCACCGTAATTCCTTCCATAGTTCCAGCTGGTCCGGGTCTTCCGGCGCTTTCGGAACTTTGATTAAATCGTTATGGTTAAAATCGTAAGCTAGATACCCCAGCTTAGATTTACTTTCGTCACCGGCTGCCTTAAACTTATAGGCTTCTACCAGTCCGTCGTTATTCCTGTCGAATAACTCTTTAAGGTGGTACGCCAGCGGTTCGCCGATTCCGGTACCGTCACATACCCCACCAATAGCCCCCCAGTAACGTATGATCTTCGGTAACATATCCCTTACTTTGCTGTGCTGCTTTCCGACCCACTGATACAAGCAGATCGGAACTACTGTACCGTCCCGTAAGAGATCGCCGACGATAAACGTAAGGGCGTCGCGCTTATGAATACCTACAGACGCTTCTACGTCTGTGGTTTCTTCTTCCTGTCCGGCTACATCACACGCCCATATGTATTTATGTCCCTTGACCGGTTCTACTTGCATTTCAAAACCACCGGAATACATACGGGCTACGCCTTCCGCGGAAAAGAAACGACCGATAGCGTCTACAGCTTTAAGAAGGTACTGTGTCTGTATGGCTATGTGGTCCATTCCCAGACGGGCTACCTGGTTATCAAACGCTTTCTTGTAGTTCGTATTACCGGAAGCGATAACCGCGTAGGCGTCTATCTTAAATACCAACTTCGGCCGGTACCCCAGTTCCTTTTCTAAGCGATCTTCCATATCGTGGGCCATCAGTTCGCCACGATAGATAAAGCTGTCCTTTGTCCAGGCTACACCCCACAGCACCGTAGTAGCATTGTTAAACGAACCCATAGGCTGGGCGTCACGCTCCCACTTATCAGCGTCTATGTCCTGGCTTTCGTCGCCTTCCAGTAGTGTGTAGGCTGTCTGGGACGCAACGTTAGCCGTAGGGTTAATGGACAGGAACGCCCATTTATTACTATCGCGGGGCGGTCCGATATGGAATTTATAGCCATCTGATTTACTATACTTGCAAGGCTGGCCGTCTACCTTCGCTTGACCGGACGTTATCACGCTACCGGCAAGCCCGCCACTGTCCAGCGTTGGGGCGCCTTCCAGACGGTCCATAGACGCTTGTATCTGTGGCTTGTATACCGGGGCGAATTTTACGCCCGATACAGGTACACCGAAGTACCAGCCATACAGCAGTAAATAGTGTTGTAAGAAGGCGCTAATCTCATTCTTACCAGCCTGTCGTGTGATCTGTACCACGAAGTACCAGCCCAACCCATTTAAGCAGCTATAAAGAATAGCGTCGGCTACCTGTATCTGGTAGTCGAAAGGGTCATTTTTACGAAGAAGCCGCCACGCTTCCCGTAGGTTCTCCCTCTTAAACAGATCACCGAAGTTACTAAGTACGTTGTACGGTATCCCTTGTTTCGCTGCCCGGACGGTCTGGGGTATCGCCGTCATTACCGGGGCGCCGGTCAAGGGGTCCGTGTCTGCCACGTAAGTAAATTCTGTCTGATATTCGTATGTCATAGCACGAAGTCCGCGTAATCTGCTTTCTTAGGCAGCTGTACGCCTTTATCGCATATGCTACGGATATGATGTACTGTATCTGTACATAAGCGACACGACTTAAACGGACACCGGTTAAAGTCCCCGTTCTGTTCGCTGTACTGGCAAGTCAAACAGACGCAACCCCTACAGCTTTTATTATCTTCTGCCATAATATTTACACCCCATATTCTAAGTAAAAAAGTCGTAGTTTCTCATAAATACAAGAAAAAGCCCTGTGTTTACGCGGTTTCTGGCTATCAGAAAACCCATAACAAGGCTTTTTACTACAGTTTTTACTACGTTTCCTGTTCTTTTTGTGTATGATCTTCGTTATTTCCCTTACTTTGCGCTTGTCCACCCCAGGACACGTAGACTTCACCTTTAGACGCTGCCCTTAACTCTGCATTAAGAGAAGCCATAATGTCGTCTGGTCCGTCGTCCTTGCCTTCTATAAGGTGTTTCTGTCCGATCAGACGCCGTAAGGTGTTCATAGCACGATCTAAGGCGTTATCTTCAATCGTTCCGGCATGGTAGAAAGTCTTCATACCGTCACCTTCACGACATATAACCCTAGATTTTCTGTAAGCCACTTCTTCGCCTTCCAGATCACGGTCTTTTACAAACCGGTCTTTATGCTTCTGTAGATAGCTTACGATCTTAACGGTCTGTACTTTTATCATCATATCCAGGGCGTTAAATTCTTCTTCCTGGTTAATGCTTTCTAAAATGCTTTCTTCCTCTGGAAGCAGTACCTTAGAAAAAAGACCGTGTTTTGTGGAAGC